CAGCAGGCGCACAAGGATCAGTTACGCAAGCTACAAGCAAATCAACAGGTGTAACATTAAACAAATCTTCAGGTCAAATTACAATGAACGGTGCAGCATTAGCTGCAGGAACTACTGTTTTATTTACTTTAACTAACAGCGTACTTTCAGCTAAAGATGTATTGATTGTTAACGTAGGTTCTGGCGGCACTAGCGGTGCTTACTGGCCTTACGTGGCTAACGTTGGTGCAGGATCAGCAGTTATTGGCGTTTATAACAATACTGCAGGTTCACTATCAGAAGCAATTGTAATTAACTACGCAGTTATTCATAGCGCATAAAAATAAGGGCTTCGGCCCTTATTTACAGGATAAAAAATGGCTATTACTTATTTGAAACATGAAGTACACGGCACTAAAATTGCCTACATGGAAGCTGAAGTAGAAGCAGATGCACAAAACGGCTGGATAGAGTATAATCCAGATACGCCTGCTGAACCGACAGTAGTTGCGGCTCCCGTCAATGAACTGGAAGTTAAACGACGTAGAAAAGAATAAGGAGCCTTAATATGGCAACGGCTGGCGATCAAATTAATGGAGCGTTACGATTACTTGGCATTTTAGCCGAAGGCGAAACTCCATCTGCAGAAACATCACAAGATGCGCTATCTGCGCTAAATCAAATGATAGATAGCTGGAATACAGAACGTCTAGCCGTATTCAGTACGCAAGACCAAGTGTTTTCATGGCCCCCTAATGTATTATCAAGAACATTAGGCCCTACAGGTGACTTTGTAGGCAATCGTCCTATTTTAATGGATGATTCAACTTATTTTAAAGACCCGTCAAACGGCATCTCTTTTGGTATTAAACTTATCAATCAACAACAATACGATGGTATTGCAGTTAAAACTGTAACTTCTACCTATCCACAAGTAATGTGGATTAATATGAATTATCCTAACATTGAAATGTATGTTTATCCAAAACCTACAAAGGTATTGGAATGGCATTTTGTGTCGGTTGATGAACTAACTCAACCTGCTACATTAGCGACAGAGTTATACTTCCCACCAGGTTATTTACGTGCATTTAAATATAATCTAGCTTGCGAAATAGCACCTGAGTTTGGCGTAGAGCCAAGCGCACAAGTATCACGCATTGCGATGGCATCTAAGCGTAACTTGAAACGTATCAACAACCCTGACGATATTATGAGCTTGCCTTACAGCATTGTGGCTACTCGTCAACGCTTTAATATTTTTGCTGGTAACTATTAATGAAAAGTCCTATCTTAGGTCAATCTTATGTAGCTCGGTCTATTAATGCTGCGGATAACCGCATGGTTAATTTGTTTCCAGAAGCTACCCCTGAGAACGGCTTAGAGATAGGCTATCTTAATCGTGCGCCTGGACTAACAACATTATGCACTGTAGGTACAGGCCCTATTAGAGGTCTGTGGGCGCATCAATCAAACGGTGCAGATGCGTACTGCGTATCAGGTACAGGCTTCTATCGTATCAATACAGACTACACATCACAATACATTGGTGAAGTGTTAGGGACAGATCCAGTCACATTTGCTGACAACGGTACACAGATATTTATCGCTGCTAACCCGTTAGGCTACATCTACAACGAAGTAACTAACGTGTTTGCTCAAATTACTGATCCTGACTTTACAGGTGCAGGAACTGTGTGTTATTTAGATGGCTACTTTGTCTACAATGAGCCAGATAGCCAAAAAATTTGGATTACTCAACTTCTTGATGGCACGTCAGTAGACCCTTTAGACTTTGCTAGTGCTGAAGGCTCACCTGACGGTGTAGTAGCTATTAACACTATACATCGTGAACTATGGGTGTTTGGTACAGATACAACTGAAGTTTGGTATGACTCAGGTGCAACAGACTTTCCGCTAATCCCTATTCAAGGTGCATTTAATGAGACTGGCTGTATTGCAGCCTATTCAGTAGCCAAGCTAGATAACTCTCTCTTTTGGCTAGGTAACGACCCTCGCGGTTTTGGCGTAGTGTTCAGGTCTAATGGCTACGCAGCACAGCGTGTATCAACACATGCAGTAGAGTATGCAATACAGAACTACGGCACTATATCAGACGCTGTAGCGTACACATACCAACAAGAAGGCCATGCCTTCTATGTGATTAGTTTCCCTACAGCAAATGCCACATGGGTGTATGATGTAGCGACAGGTTCATGGCATGAACGTGCTAGTTTAATTAATGGCGAGTTTGCTCGTCATCGTTCAAACTGTCAATGCAACTTTCAATCAACAACATTAGTTGGCGATTACGTCAATGGTAATATCTATAAGTTTGACTTAGATGTGTATGCAGATAACAGCGCACCGCAGAAATGGCTACGTTCATGGAGAGCGTTACCTAGCGGTCAAAACAATTTAAAGCGTACAGCACAGCACAGTCTACAGTTAGAGATTGAGTCAGGCGTAGGCTTAAACTTAGGTCAAGGCGATGACCCGCAAGTAATGCTAAGATGGTCCGATGATGGCGGTCATACATGGTCTAACGAACATTGGAAATCAATGGGTAAGATAGGTGAATATGGTTATCGTAACATTTGGCGTCGTCTAGGGATGACGCAAAAGCTACGTGATCGCGTGTATGAAATATCAGGAACTGATCCTGTTAAAGTAGCTATTATGGGTGCGGAGCTAATCCTAAATGGCACAAACGCTTAACTACACTCGGATACCTGCACCTAGAGTTTCGCTTGTAGATCCACAAACAGGGATTGTAGCAAACGAATGGTTTAGGTTTTTTAATAACCTTTACACGATAGCATATTCAGGAACTAACACGACTACGCCAGGTACGTATGGATCAGCTACAAATGTAGCTCAAATAACGATAGATGAATTTGGCGGAATTACTAAGCTTGTTAATGTACCAATAGCAATTAATGCTAGTCAAGTGGTAGCAGGTACATTTAACGGATTAGGTTTTAATAATGGTACAATTAGCAGTTCTGCAATTAGTAGCTCTGCAATTAACAGTTCTGCTATAGGTAACGTAACCCCTTCAACGGGGACGTTTACTACAGCTACTGCAACAAACTATGTAGGCATATCAGGGGGAGTGTTTTAATGGCTCAAACAGGTTTTACACCAATACAAATATATCGTAGCTCGACAGCTAGTGCTGCACCTACATCAGGCAACCTTGTTGCTGGTGAATTAGCTATTAATACGGCTGACGGCAAACTGTTTTATTTAGACAATCTTAATGCTGTTCAAGTAATTGGCTGGAAGCTAGTTCCTGCAACTGCAGGCGGTACAGGCTTAAGTACCTACACTACAGGCGATATTATTTATTCTAACGCTACTAATACGCTAACTAAGCTGAGCGTTGGTTCTACAGGTCAAGTGCTTACGGTAGCAGGCGGTGTACCTACATGGGCTGCAGCAGGTGGCGGTGGATTAACAGTAAATACAACTACTATTACAGGCGGCACGTCAGGTCGTATTTTATATGACAATGCTGGCACAGTAGGTGAATTGGCAAACACAGGTACAGGCAATAATGTATTAGCTGACAGCCCAACCATAACAACGGCATTAACAGTTACAGGTGCATTGCAATTAACAGGTTCAGCAACAGTAATTCAAAATATTGCTTCATCACAAACTTCAGGTACATTAAATATTGGTGGAACTGCCGCAACAGCCGCACTTAATTTAGGACAATCTACATCAACACAACCAATTAATATTGGCGGCACAGGAAATGGTGCGATTACAATAGGCAGAAGTTCAACTTCACAAACTGTTTCTATTGCTAATGGGACAAATGCTGGCGCACTTAAAACAGTCAATATTGCTGTTGGTGGCTCAAGTACAGGTAGTAGAATAGTTAATATTGCTAGAAATATTAACGGTTCTGGCCCAGATACAACAGTAATTAATATTGGCGATAATAATGCTGTAGGACAATGCCAAGTAAATATAAATAGCACTTTTAAACAAACAATATTAACTGTTACTGATTTATATAACAATGTAACTATTCTTGCAGGAATGAGAGCAATAGTAAACGATGCTTTAGCCCCTATATTTGGTGCGATTGTAAATGGCGGTGGCGGCGTTACAGTTCCTGTATATTGTGATGGAACAGACTGGAGAGTTGGATAATGGCTTTATTAAAATCAGTAAACACAGCATTTGGAATTGATGCAACTTATTGGAATATCTTTTCTATTACAGAGGACTTCAAGAATAAATCACTTGAAGTAGTTATCAACGGTTATGTAAGCAAAGAAGTGCGTGATGAGAATCACAATCCTGTTGCATGGCAAAACCTAACATTTACAGGCGATGACTACATCAAAGATGCTACTCGTGAAGCCATCTATTTAGCATTAAAAGCTAAAGACTTTTCTGACGCAGAGGACGCATAATGGCAACTTTAATCCCTAAATTTAAACAGTCTGGTACAGGCGCAGTTAATAGAGATATTAACTTAAAACTTGCTGAGACGGTCAGCGTTCTTGACTTTGGCGCTGTAGGTAACGGATCGACTGACGATACGGCTGCATTTAACGCAGCTTGGACCGCATCTAACCCACGCGCAGTATTAGTACCTGCAGGTAGCTCATATAAGATTACAGGGACTGTTACAGGCAAATTCTATTCGTTTGGCGTAGCTACTATAGTAACGGGAACGGTTACATCAATAACTAATTTGGTACCTTAAGCATGAAAAAACTAACAGCATTACTATCTAGCCCACGTATCCCTGTACCGCTTGATAAGCAAGCGCACTTTAATTCAGGCGGTATCTTGGCGCTTATAGCATACTTTTTTATCGGTTACTACGCTTTATTGCTAGTAATGGTGGTAGCTTTTGCAAAAGAGTGGTATGATTATCAGCATCCAACAATCCATACTTGCGATTTTTATGATTGGTTAGCCACGGTATTAGGCGCTGTCGTTACATTAGGAGTGATTTATGTCTGTTAACTTATCCCCGTTAGGCGGCGCTGGCGCACAGTTCTTCAGCAATAATGGCGTACCTCTTGCAGGCGGGTTACTATACACATACTTAGCGGGAACTACAACCCCCGCTGCGACTTATACATCTAGTAGCGGTGCAACTGCGCTTGCTAACCCTATCGTGCTAGACTCAGCAGGCCGAGTGCCTACAGGCGAGATTTGGCTAACTGATACTATCAGTTATAAAATTGTACTTAAGTCAGCCACAGACGTACTAATTGCTACATGGGATAATCTTGTAGGAATAAATGCTAACGTTATCGGGTTTACCGCACAACAAGAAACGGCAACGGCAACAGCAGGACAAACGGTGTTTACTACCACGTTAACTTACGTGCCTGCCACTAATAATCTAGCAGTATTTGTTAATGGCAGTAAACAAATTGTAGGTACAAACTATACTGAAACTAATAGCAACACGGTAACATTTTTAACTGGCCTTAACGTAGGCGATCTAGTGCAGTTCTCAACCGCTACCCCAGTCGCACCTAATGCTACCACGTCAGCTAACGTATCCTACACGCCAGCAGGTGCGAGCGCTGTAGTCACTAATGTTCAAACCAAACTACGTGAAAGCGTCAGCGTTAAAGATTTTGGTGCCAAAGGTGATGGTACAACTGATGATACAACCGCAATTACAAACGCGCTTGCAGCAAGTAGCGCCGTTTACTTTCCTGCAGGTACGTATTTAACAACAGGCAATATTAATATAGCCAATAAAAACATTTCAGGTGCAGGGATTGGCATTTCAATCGTTAAACTTTCAGGTACTAATACTAATGCTTCATTATTTATTAATGGTGGCAGCATCTCTACGCCTTGGGGGTCTGGCGGCGGATGTACTATTCGCGGGCTATCTTTACAAGGTAACTGGGATGGCGCAACAACTAACAGCACTACAGACATATCAACCATTGGCGGATTAATAAAATGGTGGGCTGGCGCATACGTTAAAATGTATGAGTGCGCATTATTTAACTGCTATGGGTTTGGGTTCTTTTGCTACAGAATGGGATACTCAGATATACATGACTGTCATATCTACACTAATGCTAAAAATGGCGTACACGTAGATGGGCCTAACGGCAGCGATGCAATTACAAGTTCATCTATTAATCACACAAGTATTAATTCTTGCCGTGGATCAGGTGCTACTGGCGGTAAAGCTATCTATATTAAAAATGGGTTTTACTTTAACGTTAATAGTTGTACGATTGAAGATGTAGATATAGGTATCTACATTGATGGTAATGATAATAGAAACATTACTATATTTGAGACTTATATTGAATCTACAACAACCGCCGCAGTAAATTATGTAGGTAGTGGGTATGATTTAATGTTATTTCAAAATGTGTTTGCAACAGCACCACAATTTGTACAATCAGACCCCGCCAATCAAACGTATGTAGCGATAGGTAACTTTGGTTTATCTGATGTTTATGCGCTACCTATAACTTTAGCATCTAGTCAACAAGTATTTATTACTAATGCTACGCCATCAAAAACGTTAAATCAAATTACATTGCAACCAGGTACTTGGTTAATTACCGCTTCTTGGGTTGGATCGACAGACTCAGGCTTAGGTCAAATGTCAGCGCGGCAAGCATTTGGGCTAAATGATTCTGCAGCATTACCTGCATACTCTACAAGTTATAGTAAAGCTCAATTACGTGGTGATTGTACCTCTACAGTCAACACGGCAGATGGGTTTATTAATGGCACGTTAAGCTATGTTCAAACGCTTACGTCCGCAACTACAATTTATCTGTATGGCGGCGCAACAAGCATTACTAACACACTTAGTGTTGGCATAACATCGTACATTAAAGCAGTTCAAGTAAACGGTGCGTATCTGTAACATGACACAGCAATTAGCTACATCGATGCAGGAAAAAGGATAACTTAAATGCCAGTAATGTCTCAAGAATGGCACGACTTAAAAGAAGCGAATAGACAGCGTTGGATGCTAGGTCATGCGGAAGCAATAGATTTTGTAGCTAACGTCATGTCAGCGTTTGAGTTTTGGGATGATTTAATTGATAAAGATGTGGAACTTGAAGATGAGTACATCAACAAAGTAATGATGAACCTTCTTTTTGTTCTACCGCAGAATAAATGGTTTGTAGCAAACACAGCGTATTACATGCCTTTGTTTATGATGTGCTTTAATGCGTATCACGATTCAAATGAAATGTGTAAGAGTAAAGAGATACATATTCGCAACTTAGCTTTTCATATTCGTAACTTAGGATTTGAGTTGTACATATCGACTGCCTTCTTGTTGGGCGGATATAAACACATGCGTGAAGTTTCACGCGAGATACGCGAGTTTTTCGCGTTTGAGACTTTTGAAAAATGGGAGTTTTATCATGCCTGATTTAGGGACAGGACTATCGGTAGGCGCAAGCCTACTTGGCGGAATAATGGGGTCAGATGCAACGGAAAACGCTGCTAACACCCAAGCCGCTGCAGCCAATCGTTCGGCAGACCTACAGTACAAGATGTTTCAAGAAAATCAGGCTGCGCAAAAGCCGTTCCTTGAAGCTGGATACAAAGGTCAAAACAGACTGCTAGACTTGCTAGGTCTTAGCGGTAACACAGGTGCGCAAGGCTATGGCTCTGCGGCTAAAAACTTTAGTATGTCAGACTTTGAACAAGACCCTGGCTATGCGTTCCGTATGTCTGAAGGACTTAAAGCACTTGATCGTACTGCGGCCTCACGTGGCGGTATGTTGTCAGGCGCAGCATTAAAAGGTTCTCAACGTTATGGGCAAGACTTAGCCTCACAAGAGTATCAGAACGCATATAACCGTTATCAGACTAATCGTGCAAATATGTTGAACCCACTACAAAGTCTTTCAGGTCAAGGTCAAACGACAGCCAATACGTTAGGTACTGCAGGTCAAAACTATGCAAATAACGCGGGTGAAGCGTACATGGGTGCAGGTAATGCACGTGCGTCAGGCTACATGGGTAGTGCTAATTCGTGGAACCAAGCACTTGGCGGTGCAGCTAATGCGTATACGCAAAACAAACTAATGGGCCAGATTTTTGGCAACCGTAGCGGCGGCGCAAACAACAGCTACGACATGTTGCCTGATTCTAATTCTTTTGATTATTACTACAATATGAATCCTTAAGGACCTTAATCATGCCAATTGACCCAACTATTGCATCAGGCATTAGACCCGTTCAGTTAGAGTCACCTGTTAATCAGATGGCTAACGTATACGCTTTGCAAAATGCACAACAATCTAATCAGCTTAACCAATTAAAGATGGATGAGTATAAGCGTGGTATAGCAAACACGGAACGTAGAAATGCGTTACTAGGTGGCTTTGCGCCAGATATGAGCGTAGATCAACAAGTAAACGCATTAGCTAGAGGTGGGTTCTTAGATGAAGCTAAAGCTTTGGCTGAGTCATCAGCTAAAGTTAGTAAAGATAAACGCGAAGCTGAAAAAGCGGCATCAGACCTTAAAGCTAACAGCATTAAGTTCCATCGCGATTTATTGCCTACGGTTAAAGATCAAGCCTCTTATGAACAATGGGGCGTAAACGCAATTAAAGACATCCCTGAATTAGGTAAATTGTTACCTGCACAATATGATCCTGCGCTTATTCCGCAACTAGCTATGTCTGCGGATAAATATATTGAATCTCAAAAACCTAGAGAAGTTGCCCCAGGTAATGTAGTGTTAGGTCCAGATAATAAAGCTATCTATACTGCACCATATAAACCTGAGCCTAGCACAGACATTCCTAAGCTTAAGCCTGGTGAAGTATGGGACGCTAAAAAACAAACTGTTATGCAAGTACCAGGTAGCGCTGAGTACAATAAACAAAGTAAAATCCACGGTACAGATTATAACGCTACTAAGACCGTTATATCTAAAATGGATAACGCTATATCTAAAGTAAACGATATATTAAGTCCTGAAAATAAAAGCGGGTTTGAAGGTAACTTTGGTGGATATAACGCTGCAATTACTAGACAATTTACTGGCAATACCGCTAAAGTTAAAAAGAATATCGAGACAGTTAAAGCAGATATGAAGTCTGCTGGCTTAGAGTTAGTTCGTTCTGGCGGTAGTATTGGCGCTTTAACCGAACGTGAATGGCCAATGCTTGAAGCACAAATTGATGCTATTGATTACATGCTAGATGAAAAAGATGCAGAAGCGGCATTTAAGCGTGTTATATCAACCTTTGAACGAATTAAAGATCAAGCTAAAGATACGTATCAAACTACATGGGGTGAGACACAATACTTTAAACCTGACGCTATTAAAGGCGCAGGTAAAGCCCCTGCAACACCTGCCGCACCCGCCGCACCTGCGCGTAAAAATGTAGGCTCGGATGCAAAAGCTAAACCTAAAGCAACTTGGTCGGTAGAACGCGAAGGTACTTAAAAATGAACGAACAAGATGTAGTCTCATTTTTTACAGGTAAAGGGTACGAACCGCATCAAGCGGCGGGTATTGCGGGCAATCTTATGCAAGAGAGTACGCTAAACCCTACAGCAAAAAATCCTACATCGGGCGCATTTGGACTAGCGCAATGGTTAGGTAGCCGTAAAAAGTCATTTATGGACTTTGCATTAAAAAATAAAAAAGATATTAAAGACCCGACAGCACAATTAGAATTTATTGATCATGAATTAAACACAACGGAAACACGTGCTAGAGATAAGTTGTTAAACTCTAAAGATGCAACTGAAGCCGCGTTTAATTTTTCAAATCACTATGAACGCGCAGGCGCTAATGAAAAGAAAAACGCTACCCGTGCAAGTTATGCAAACAGAATATTAAGCTCAATCGTTCCTTCCGCACAAGCAGGTGAAAACATGGCTGATACAACTAATACCGATGGAACTGAAGTTTATAAAGTTAGAGACCCTAGCGGGGTATTGCGCAAGATACGTGGACCAGCAGGCGCTACAGACGATGAAATAATAACGCAAGCTAAACTTTTATTTCCTTCTGACGAGTCTAAAGGACTTCAGTTTAACGCAGGAAAAGCAGTATCTAACATACCTACTTCATTTGGTAATTTAGTTACAGGTACGGTTGAAGCGCTTACGCATCCACAAGATATTGTTAAGACAGCCGCAGGTGGATTGTATAACTTAAGTCAAGCTATCCCAGGCAAAGCTACGCCTGTTGAAAACAGATATACAAGCGCGGTTAAACCTGATCAAGCGTTTATGCAAGACGCGGTGGCTAAAGCTAATGCAGTCGGTGGCGTATATAAAGAACGTTACGGCTCACCGCAAAAGTTCTTGACTGCGTTAGAAACCGATCCTGCTGCTGTGGCAGCGGATATATCTATTCTATTTACTGGCGGTGCAAGTGCGGCTAGAAACTTAGGCGCTGCAGGTGTCGCTAATAAATTGGCTGTAGCATCTAACGTAACTAATCCGTTTACGCTTCCTGTTATAGCTGCGCGAAAAGCAGCGCCCATCATAACTAAACCTGCAAGCGCAATAACTAATTATATTTCAGGCGTAGCTGATCCTAAAGCAACTGCTTTATTAGCTGCATCTGAAGGTCGTGGTGCAGATATTATTAATGCACTACGCAATAATCCAGAAATTGTTCCTGGCAGTATCCCTACAGCAGGGCAAGCCGCAGCACCAGCTAATGCTTCTAAGTTTTCAGCTTTGCAACAAGACGTAGCTAAATTCCTGCCGACGCAATACTTAGAACGAACAAATGCGCAAAATGCGGCTTTTGAACGAGCCGCAGAACGTGTAGCTAAATCGCCAGAAGAAATATCAACCATGATAAAAGAGCGAAGCGCTACTACTAAGCCTATGTACGCCGCCGCAAAATCTGCAGGGGATGTTGTCGATACTACGCCTATTATTGCTAAGATTGATGATCTTATAGCTAAAAACCCAGGCAATCCAGAATTATTAACTGAGTTTAATAGAATACGCGGTGGCCTTGTAGATGCACAGGGCGTACCTCGCACAAATGCGCAAGAAGTTTCGTCTGCAATTGACGGCGTAAAATCAGCTTTAGCTAAAAAAGAAAACGCATACATTAAGTCTGAGTTAACTAGCGTTAAAGATGACTTAACTAGCGCTATTCCAGGCTATGAAAAAGCACAAAAAACATTTGCTGAATTAAGTAAACCAATTAATCAAGCCGAAGTTGGCGCATATTTGAAGAAAAAACTTATTCCGTCATTAGGAGCAGAATCTGCAAACCTTAAAAAATCTTCTTTTGCTACTGCGATGGAAGAAGCACCGTTAACAATTGAAAATGCTACGACTGGAAGTCCATTTAAAAAACTAGAAGATATACTTACACCAAAACAATTTAGCGAATTTGACAACATTTTAACTGAACTAAAACGCCAAGAAAAATTTGAAAAACAAGCTAGAGCAGGATCAAAAGCAGGTGAAACAATACCTGTGTCGCCAATAGGTAATATTCCTAATTGGTTAAATAAAGTAGTTACTGCAGCTAACATGGTTATATCTAGATTAGAAGGTAAAATATCTCGTAAACTTGCTATGGATTTAGCTGTAGAAATGCTTAATCCTGAACGTGCGGCTACTGAGTTAACGAAAGCAATGGCTCGTCAAGCTTCAATGCAACAACGCGGCGCAGCTATTACAGGCGCAGGCACTAAAGCATTACAAGGTGTTAAATCACCAACGACGTTAACTGCAGGTCAAGTTAACAACGCATTATCTAACCAAAAAAACCAAAACGCATTAGCACAATAGGACTTTATCATGGACGATCAAACAACGCGACTGAATAGAATCGAAGAGAAGCTGGATAAGGTAGGCGAGGCAATCATCTCTTTAGCACGTATGGAAGAACGCATGATTACCTTATTCAGACGCATGGATAACTATGATCAGAACCAAAACACACTTGAAGGTAGAGTAAACAAGATTGAAGTAGCACACGCAGGTAGCGCATGGGTTGAGCGTATCGTATGGCTGATCGTGGGTGGCCTTGTCATGGGGACTATCTATTTTGGTAAATAGCCGTAGTCTGTCAGACCTTCACCCTAGAGTTAAAACGCTATGTGAGCAATTCATATCTTCATGTGCAAAGCAAAACATAGATGTATTGATTACATCAACCTATCGTGATGCTGAAAGCCAAACAGCACTCTACAATCAAGGGCGCACAACACCAGGTAAGATAGTCACTAATGCTAAGGCAGGTCAGTCGTTCCATAACTGGAAAGTTGCGTTTGACTTCTGCCCAATTGTCAACGGTAAAGCCGCATGGGATAACAAAGCGCTATTTACTGCTTGCGGGATCATCGCAGAAGAGCTAGGCTTGGAATGGGCTGGCAGATGGAATGGCAAATTTAAAGAATTAGCGCATTGTCAATACTCAGGCGGATTAACTTTACAAGACTTTCAATCAGGTAAAACACTATGAAGCAATGGTATAAATCTAAAGTCCTATGGTTTAACTTTATTGTCGGTGTAGGAGCAGCAAGTGAAGCGTCTCTTAATATTGTGCAAGGCTATTTTGATCCTCGCGTATATTTCGCTATTGTTACCGCTATCTCTGGCGTTAATATGGCTTTACGTTTTATATCTACAACTAAGCTCACCAAATGAATCTTTGGATACTATATTGGAAACAGATTGCCGTGGCCTGCGCTATTGTAGGCGCTGGTTTACTGGGTTACTATCAAGGTTATGCAGGCGAAAAAGCTAGGTTCGATGCGTTCAAGCTAGAATTAAGCATACGGACTGAAGCCTTGCAACAAAAGAATAATGCAATTGTCACCAAACAGAAACAAATTACTTCTAATGTAACGAAGGAATATGCAAATGCTGTCAAGAAACTTAATGCTTACTACGCTGCTCACCCTACTATTAAATGGGTGCGCAACACAGATACCCGTGACGTGTCCGACATTTCCGACACCACCGAAAGCATTGATGGAAAAACCGAAAGCGATGTACCTAGTACCGTCGACGCTAGTCCCTTAGACTGCGCGTCTGACGTCTTACAATTGCTACACTTACAAGAGTGGGTTAGAGACCAAGAAAATGTTAATCGATGAAGGCTTAAAGGTTTACGCAACAGAACGACAATCAGAATACATAGATGCAGTCAACGAATACGGTGGAATTAGGTCTGCCGCTAGATCATTAAACCTTAACCATAGCACGATTGTAGAAGCCCTTGCGCAACTACGTCGCCGTGCTGCCACAAGCGGATATGCACCTGAGCAAGACATGGTGCGACCTGTACCAGAGCCGTTCATTGTTAGAGGCGTGTCAACCTATTACAACGCTGAAGGTAAAGCGTCAGGTCAATGGGTCAAGTCTAAGATAGACGACAGCAAACT